ACTCAAGCTCCAGCTCTGGTAATTCCGGTATACCATCCTTAATATCCTTATAGGTATTCTTGCCGCTGGAGATTAAGAGCACAAGCTTTTCTTGATTAAACTTATTCATAAAATCACATCCTTTACTATCACTCTGATAAATGCCCAATATCTTGTTAAGCAAATTATACCACTAATCAATATGACATTTAATGACATCTTTAGTAAATGTTTTTAAGGAGGTACATCATGTTAGATCTTGATATGTATACGGCCGATCTGGCGGCAAAACTACCGGCCAATGAAAGGGCCGCTATTGCACGCATCTGGGATTGCAAACTTTGTAAACGTATTGGCGGCTGCATATATAAAGGCAAACAACAAAGAGCGCCCAGGGCTTTTAATCCGGCGGGGCTGGGTCAGTGCTCTAACCTAAATCAGTATCCGGATAAAGTCCATATCTTCAGCAAGGTTAACCAAAAGTTTTATACCCTGTTCGTCTTTACCAAAAGCAGCGGCAGCGCTGTCTATATTCACACAGAAGGACCACATCCTGATTGGCTGTACCGGCGCGGGGATAATGTTCCCACCAACCTGGATGCAGCCAAGAAAAGGCTGCGCAAATACGGCCGTGATTTACTGGTCGCTGCCAATGAGGATTTAGAGGTCACCCTTGTGTGGCCGCGTTAGGAGGCTGCCATGTTGTTTTTTGGAGAAACCGGCTTTGAGGTCTTAAAGATTGGCTTTAATGAAATTGGCCTGACCATCCTGTATACGGTTCTGCCCGAATGTAGTTATCCGGAGACCAACGAAGTTGCCAAACAGGTATTTTGGCACCAGGACTTTGCCAAAGTCTTTAATAGATTTACCTACCTTTGCATTCTTCATTTTTGCGGTATGCAGATGACACCTGAAGAATTTACCAAAAAGGTTTACGTGGACAAGATTATCTTTTTACCGGCCAATAAAAAAGGCTACGGGGTCAAGATTAAGTTTAGTTTGGAAGTTGACGGCAGCACCGAGGCCCTTGCCATGACAACTCCCAAATACTGGACTAATCCCAGGTCCTCGGACAACCGCATGACCAAAGAAGAGGTGGCCCTGATGGATGCGTTAAAGACGGAAGCTTTCTTTTACGCCTATCAGAATAAGCGGAACGTGGAACGTGACCCTGTACCGCCATTGTTTAACGAAGCCGGGGAACCGTCAGAACCGGAGCAAAAACCTTTAAAGCCGGAGCAGGTAAAAATCGTTGGAGGTGACCGCCATGGCAAGAACAGATCTTCGCCAGCAATCAATTAAGTTTTTGGGCCCGGATGGCAAGGAATTAACCAGCCTTCCGGATGCGGCCTGTGAGGCCATAGCCACCATGCTGGCGGATTATATCGTTGCCAAACGGCGGCGCTCCGAGAACATTACTCCGCCTGCTGCAGTTGGCTTAGCTGGGAACGCCCGGCATTATTGATGAAGGGAGACGGCTTAGATGCGTTACTTAGCTGCTTTGTGGTTGTTATTTGATTTTATCTGGCCTTTTGTAATTGCTTTGGTCTTGTTGGCCTTGATTGAATCTTTGCTGGCCTGGGCCATTTGGGTTTTAAGTTTGTAGAGAGGTGGAATTATGCGGTTAACAATGGATGTGCGTGACTGCAAAAAATTTACGGATGGGCGGCGCTTGTTTTATATCGGCCAGGACCCTGATTGCTACAAACCTGCAGACAAAAACTTTATTGTGTTGTGCCAGGACCTTGGCCGCCCGGAAACAGAAGCTGTTTACAAAGGATTTGGCAACCAGCCTGGCACCGTACTTAGTGCTTACGCCAGCACTCTGCTCTGGTATGTCCACGTCCACAACTTGCAAGAATATAAGGAGGAAAACGTATGCAATTAATCTATGTCGCCCACCCTTATGGCGGCCGCAGGGATAATTTTAACGCTTGTCATGAAAACATAGATAAGCTGCAGCAATTATTCCCTGGGGTCACCTTTGTGGCGGGAGTAACCAGCATTGGCGGCAATTATGATGAGACTCCGTACCGGGTTGGTATGGCCCACTGCCTGGAGCTGCTCAGCCGTTGCGATGCCATCATCATGACCGGGGCTTACATGTCCAGCGTTGGCTGCCAGGCTGAGGAAGCTTTTGCAGAATGGCGCGGCATCAAGATTTATGAGAACACAGCCATTTTTATTGAGGCAATGAAAGGAGCAAACCATGAGTGACAATCTGGATCAGGTAATCAAAAAGTTACAGGACGAAACTAATAAAAATTTGGAGGACCCTTTTATTACGATGGCCGGTGAATTCTTAATGGATTCAGTACAGAAGCATCCGGAAATTGCATCCTTTATTTTAATGGACAAGAAAACCATCCAGGGCGCATTTAACGAAATGCGTGACAGGGCACAAAAACAGTCCATAGAAAAAAAGCACAAGGGTTATGGCATGTTTTCGCTTCCGGACGGGTTAAAAATTGTGCTTGAGTATTATGAAATTCCGGCAGCGATTCAGGACCTGGCTATTAATGAATTTTTAATGGAGGGATACCGGCGCATGTCTGGCGGCGCTAATCCTGTACCTACACCGGCGGCGTTCCAGCCTGTACCTGCTTCCGGGGCAAAGTCCGGCATAGATTTAAGTTTAGCAGATTTGTTTTAGGAGGCGCCGTGATGGGCAAACAAGAGAGATTAAGCCGGGAAGAATTTATGAAATACTTTCCGGAGATTCCTAAGAAAGATAAAAAGTTCCAGGATTTTGTAAGCAAGATGATCACTGATTGGCATGGAGATTATTTAATCAGGACTAACAAAGAAGCCCGTTCCTCTTTGTACTGTACGCACTGCGGTGCTCATTTATGTATCACGAACAAGACCCCCAGGCACAATAAAAATCTGGATTGTCCGGAATGCGGCCACACCGCAACTGTTGAAGATGCATGGAGAGTTAAAGACATAAACAGGCACTGCACCTGGAAGGGCGTTGTTAATTATTACCAAAAATCTCCTTTGGACCCTAAATGCGTCACCTGTCAGGGAATTGAGGTTATCCGGGATTTTAGCAAAAAAGGTAATTCCAGATTGAAGTACCGGACAATTGGCTGGTACCTGTTTCGCCCGGGCTATGTACCCCAACAATTTGAAAGGCACACCTATTGGCATTGGGATGGCAACAAATATAAAACCATAGAAGAATTACGGGAAAAGCGAAAAATTAACGATGTATTCAGGTACAATTATAATTCTAACTTTTACGACTTCCATTTAGCTACTATGAATTCCAGTTTCCTGAAAGCGATTAAATGCACCTATCTAGAGTACTGTGCTGCCAACAAATTAGATTTGGATTTTACAAATCATCGCGGTGATAAGGCTCTACTGCTCATGTATCTGGACTGGTATCAAAAAAAGCCCTGGCTGGAGATGGTTGCCAAACTTGGATTAGGTGCTCTAATAAACCATCGCCTACTTTATAGTGAAAACGGGAAGGACCTAGGAATAATTAACTGGCGTGCCAACAAACCCGCTACCGCAATTCAAGGCTGCTTGACCAAAAGTGATATTAAATTTCTCTCAAAGAGAAAGCCGCTTGATTTTGAAACTTTAGGAAAATTTGCCGCGGCCCGTAAAAATAAACCTGACATTCTGTCCTCAGAGCTAATTTATAGTATTATCACCAACATCAATATTCATAAATGGGATCAGATGACCATGCTGCAGGCGGCGGCCAGCTACGGGATAACTTACGAAAAGATTATGCACTATGTTCCACGGATGGGCCTGACTGATTTAATCCGCGACCCGTCTGACATAATCAGTTTGTATGTTGACTGGATTAACCTGGCTGAACGTTCCGGCGTCAATCTGCATGATAAAGCCAACCTATGGCCGCGCAATCTGCGCCAGCGGCAAACTAATTTAAAGGTAACCGGTGAAATTAAACGCCAAAGTTACCTGCAAAATAAGCTTGAGAAAACCCTGCCCACTCGGAACAAGACCTATGTTTATACAGAAGGCTCTTACGTTATCCGTCCTATCCAAAGCATTAAGGAAATTATTATGGAAGGAGAACTTTTACACCATTGCGTGAGCATGTATGCTGACCGGTATGCCGCCGGGACCACGGATATTTTAGTGTTGCGGCATAAAGAGTCTTTGGAAAAACCTTACGTAACCATGGAAGTCCACCGAATTAAAACCAAGAAGCAAAAATCCAAGTTTGAACTGCGTCAGTGCTATGCAGATCACGACCAGCTCCCGCCAGAAGAGGTTAAAACATTCGTTGATAACTACATAAAAAAGTTGAATGAAGGAAATTTAAGGAGGCAAGCATCATGACAGTAAGCATTATTAGTGAAAAAGGCCTTGCAAAAAATACTGTTCCGGAAAAAGGAAACACCACAGCCGCAGGACCCGCAGCTGCAGCCCAGGATGTTGTTGTTTCAGAAAAAGACAAATTAGAAAATGAAACACCTGCCACCCTGGCGGCCGAGATTAACCAGATTACGAACCAGACCCGCCGGTTTGTCTTGGACGCCGTTATCGAGATTGGCCGGCGGCTTTGCGCGGCGAAAGCTATGTTGCCTCATGGACAGTGGGAAACTTGGCTGAAAGACAGTATCGATTACAGCCTAAATTCTGCGCAAAATTATATGCGGCTTTACAAGCAATACGGAGATCCACAAGGGGGCCTGTGGGGCGCCAGGGTTGCTAATCCCATCATCGGTCAGCTGGAATATACCAAGGCCCTGGCACTGCTATCTTTGCCGGCAGAAGACAGGGAAGAGTTTGCCCATAAAATTATCAATGATAACCTTTCTAACCGGGAACTGGCGGCGGCCATCGCTGATAAAAAGGCTGCAGATGAGGCACGTCTGAGGGCCGAAGCTGAGGCCAAAGCAGCCCGGAAACGTTGGGAGCAGGAAGAAAAACTCCGTAAGGAAAATGATAAGGCCTCTGCTAAGCTTGATGTAAAAATCATGAAGCTGGAGGAAAAATTAAAAAAGGCCCAGATCAATGCCACAAGTGAAAAAACCATTAACGATTTAAAAGCCGCACTTGACCAAAGTAAAGCAGCGGCCAATTCTATGGCAGCAGAATATGAAAAGGAACTGTCCAAGCTGAAAGCAGAAAATGCAGCTAAGCCAATTGATACGACTGTCGTTGATTCTGACCAGGTTTTGATCAACCATTTTGAAGCCTATTTTGAAAGTGCCAAGACCAACTTTAACGGCCTGCTTGCATCCGTCAATGGCATGCAGGATGACAATAACCGCAAAAAATATGCCGGCGCCCTGCGCAAATTTTTAAACGTACTCCAAAGCCGGTTGGAACAAAATAATTTAAAGCCTAACTGATTGTTTTTTGCAGACTCCAGAGCGCTCGTACCGGGCGCTTTGGAGCTTGATTAAAATATTATCTTAACGACCATTTTAAGGAGACGCTCCAAATGCCTTATTATGAACTAAAGTTTTTGTGTCTAAATGTTTTAGAAGTTGAAAAACGATTTACATGGCAATACAAAGGTAAACGCACTTCCCGCGCACCTAAATGTGCAAAAACTTCTGCAGCAGTACAAAACCATAATGAGCGTCTGGCGGAAAATAATTTGCGTCGAAAAATCAACACTAATTTTATTCCTGGGGATTATAGTCTGGTTTTGGATTACCAATTAGGCAACCAACCCGGCAGCGCCAATGAAGTTACCAAAATTATGAGTAATTTTTTTCGGCGCTTAAAAAGAGCTCTGCTTAAGCTCGGCCAAAAGATCAAATATATTTATACTACCGAAACTGGCGAACGTGGAACCCATATTCATCATCACATTATCATGAACAAGATAGACCCAGCTATCTTGTCTAAATGTTGGCCCTTTGGCCGGGTCCATATCAGTATCCTGGACCGGTCCGGTAATTACGAAAAACTGGCGCATTACATAATCAAAGAAACGCGGCGACACTTCCGGAACCCAGAGCAGCGGTTTTCAAGCAAGCGCTGGAATGAATCCAAGAACTTAGAACAGCCCAAGGTATATTACAGACACATCAAAGCTGATTCCTGGAAAGAGGAACCAAAGCCATTAAAAGGCTGGTACATCAGCAAGCCGCCCGTGACCGGCGTTAATCCAATCACTGGTTATGCCTATCAGTTTTATACCATGCAAAAGATAGTAGACAGAGTTTTCCCTGATTATGAGGAGGTGCAAATTAATGCTAAACCTACGCGACAACGCGCCCATACTCGAAGTCCAGTTACCCGTCGCCCCCACCGTAAACCACATGTACTACCACGCGGCCAAGAGCGGCAGTTATCACTCTGGCCTGACTGGAAAGGCTAAGGCCTGGTTTGAAGCAGCACAGTGGGTTGTCAAGCAAGCCGTACGCATCCAGGAATGGCCCTATGCCGGAGGCAAAGACAAAATTGTAGTTGAATTCTGGGACCGCTGGCCGGATGACGGCCATAAACATGACATGCATAACCAACACAAAATTGTCATGGATATGCTGGAAGGCATAGTCTATAACGATGATCAGTATGCTCTGGCCCGGGATATGGATTTTGATACCGCTCCTTCCAAATCCAAAAGCGCCAGCTGGCTTAAGCTGCGTATTTATTATTTGGGAGACGAGGTAGAACCATGAGTGACAAGTCCGACAGGATTTATGCCTCCATTTACAATCTTCATGATTATCGTTCCCTGCTCAAATGCCAAAAAGATTTAATTGGTATCGTGGCGGATTACAAAGCCGGCCGCCACAACGCTGGTGGCTGGCCTAACAAGGACATGAGTCCCAGGCTGCTATCCGTCAGCAAGCAGCTTGAATCACTAAAGACCGTCATAGACAGAACCTTGCCTCAGTTGGATACTCAGGAAGCCGAAATAGTTTCTCTTTACTTTGTATCCGGGTTTACCTGGCGCCAGACGGCAGCCTACATGCATGTGCATGAGCAAACCGTTTACGGCATCTACCGGCGACTTAAAGAAAGCCTGGCTAAACTAACCAAAGATTATAGTAAATTATAGTTAAATATAGTTCTTTATACTATCATATTAGAACTGTTTTGCGTAAACTGATTATAGAGGCTCACCGCAGTGAGTCCTCCTTAACGATGCCGGGAGCCAGCCCGGCGTTGGTAGCTAGCGGTACTCTTGCCGCTTACTATACACCGGCCCATCACCGGAACCCCCAAGCAGCAAGCAGGCCGCGTACCTTTCCGCGGTAAGCGCCGGTCATACGCAGCCGGCGCTCTTGCTATATATGGGCAAGGAGATTGCATGTTAACTAAGATTTGTCCGCAGTGCGGCCGCAGGCTTAAGCTTAATGCCGAATGCCCTTGTCATGTCAACCGGCATCATATTTATGATGCTGCTCGCCGCGACAGCAAGGCTGCCGCATTTTATCACGATAAGCAATGGCATCTGCTTACACAAAGTTGTGGCAGGCGGGCAAGCTGGATAGACCAATATGCTTATGCAGTCCACCACCGCTTGGACCACGGCACGCTCAGTCATCACATCTTAACCATCCATGACCGCCCTGATCTGCGGTATAGTTTGGAAAATTTGCTTTATGTTTCCGCAAAAAGTCATGCCGAAATCCATAAAATTTATGACAGCAGCCCAGATGCAAAAGCAAAGCTTCAAGAACGCTTGAAGCAGATAAAAAGGGGCTGGCGGGGGTAGTCAAAAAAGTTTTTACCAAGGAAAAATAAGACCCCGCTCCCTCCTAAATTCCGGGAAATTGCCAGAAATCCCAAAAAAATATTTTGGCACTTTTTTCAAATCAAACAGGTGATAAAAATGGGAAGAAACCGCAAAATAATTGATATCAGCACAGGCAAAGTTGGCAAACAAGCCCGCAGCGACCGTGCCGAGGCCGAACAAAAGCTCAAGGTCGGCCGCGACCAGCTAACTGCGCCGGAGTGGCTTGACGATATTGCGCGTGCTGAATTTGACCGCGTGGTCCGGGAAGCCGGCAGCATTAACCTGCTGGATAATTTGGACCTGGGCTTTTTGGCCATCTATGCCAATGCCTGGAGCGGCTACTCCCGCATGGTGCAATACATCCAGGAGCACAGCGAGATTGCCAGCCGTGAAAGCGCCAAGGATACTTACGATGTGCTGAGCCCGTACATGCGGGCCGAAGAAAAGTATATTGCGCAAATTATGCAGTGCAGTAGTAAGTTAGGCTTGTCCACCAGTGACCGTCTTAAACTGGTAGTTCCGGTTAAACATGAGGACAAGATTAACAAATACCTTAAGTATTTAGAAAAGGCCTAAAATGCGGCAGGCACATGACCGTACCACAGTCTACGCCAAGCTTATTTGCTCCGGGCTTAAAGTTCCTTTCGGCGAGTCTGAATACCTGGCCTGCAAACGCCACCTTGACGACATGACCCGCAAAGATTTTGCCTATATTTTTGATGCGGCCGAGGCCGAAAGGCATATTGATTTTGCCGAAGAATTAACCCTGGGCGAAGGCACCAAGCCACAGAAACTTGTCTTAGATGGCTGGCAGGCTTTCATCGTTGGCTGCATTTTTGGCTGGCGGGTCAAATATTCCAAGGAACGCCGCTTTCGCGAGGCGTATATCCAGGTTGGCCGTCAGAACGGCAAGGACATGTTGGCCGGATCCTTTGCCAACGACTTTGCTACTCTGAGCGGGTACCAGTACGGACTGATCTGCTGCACGGCCACCAAACAAGACCAGGCCAAAATTGCCTGGAAAGAACTGCTGAAATTCATCCGTTCCGACAAGGACCTGGAGAAACTGTATAAGGTCCAGGAGTCGGACGTTATCATTACCAGCCTGGTTACGGGAACTGAAATTAAGGCCATTGGCCGGGATACCAAAAGTGCCGACGGCTTCCGCCCCATCCTGGCAATCATTGACGAATATCACGCGCACCGTACTAACCAGATGTACAACCTGATGCATGACGGGCAGATCAATGTCACCAACGCCCTAACCCTGGTAATTACCACTGCAGGCTTTAATCTTAACGGTCCCTGCTACAAACTTTATAAACTCTGCAAGCGAATTCTAACCGGCGCCGTCAAAAAAGAGACACAGTTTGTATTTATCGCCGAGATGGATGAAAAGGATGACATCTGGGACCAGCACAACTGGGCTAAAGCCAATCCTCACTACCTTTGGAACCAGGACAACAGCATCAATACCTATATGCTGGCCCGTCTGGCGCAAAGCGCCATTACCGCCCGGGAAATAGGCGGCGAAGATTTAGTAAACTTTAAGACCAAGCATCTGAATACCTGGGTTAAGTATAGCAACGGCAGGCTGCTGGATATAGGAGCCTGGGAACGCTGCGGTACCAGCTGGACCCTGGACCAGATTATCACCAGGCTGGGTGTGCGCCAGTGCTATCTCGGCATCGACTTATCCCAGGGCGGCGATTTAACCAGTATTGTACTGGAATTCCCGCTAGTTTCTGCTAATTTTAGTGATGATATCCGGGAAAAATGGTGTGGCCCTGACAGTGTTTTTGGGGATGGCTTACCCAAAATTTACGTTTGGAGCCATAGTTATATGCCGGAATTAGCCCTTCCAGCTCACGAACAAAGCGACCTAGCGCCCTACAGAGCCTGGGTCAATCAAAAACTTTTGACCGCAACCAGCGGCATGTACGGTGTTAAAACAGATTATGATCTCATCTTTACAGAGCTAAAGGAACTTAAAGATAAATACGAACTTGAATTTATCGGGGTCGGGTATGATCCGGCCAATGCCAGCGCCTTTTTAAGCAAGCTTGAAGAATTAGCCGGCGGCGCGGACATCACCAGCATCACCCAGAGCGCTAAAAACCTGAATGATGCCACCTGCGATATCGTTCTTTCCGTCAAAGCCCAGGAAATCTTCTATGACCAGGCCAACGAGCTGTTAACATGGTCCGCCGTTAACGCCATGACCGTTAAAAATGGTTATGCAGAGATAAAGATAGACAAAAATGCTTATGAAGAACGTATTGACCCCATCTGTGCTATGGTTGACGCCCATAAATTGTACTTTATGAACAAAGAACCAGACGAAGAAAAAGCCGATGATGACGCATACGACACCTTTAGCGACATCATTAACGGACTAAAAAAGGAGTAGCACCATGAATTTTGTGGACAAATTAATCCTGAAACGTGCCGAAAAGCTGCAAAATATCGACTCCGGCACCGTAAGTTTAAGTAATATTAACTCCTTTTTGCAGGGTTTACGCGGGCAATACGGCAGTGATTTGGGCGAAATCACCTATTTTATCTGCTTAAAAATGCTTTCGGAAGCCCTGGGCAAACTTCCGCTGCACCTGGTAGATGCTGATAAAAGGATTGTTCCGGCCGGACCTAACTATGATTCCTTTTGGGCCCTGCAGGTAGAACCCAACCCGGTACAAACTCCCATCCAGTTTTGGACTTATCTGGAATTATGCCGAAATCATTGGGGCAACGGCTACGCCTACATTGATCGTGACAGTGGCGGCAAAGTAAGACAGCTTTTGCCGCTGCATCCGCGCCAGATAAGCATCTATGTTAATAACACCGGTCAGAATTTCTCGCAGCCATTCATGTACCGGTACCAGTCGTCCAAAAGCGGTAACGAATACTGGCTTCGTCCTGATCAGTTGCTGCACGTAAAAAGCTGGATTTGTACCGATGACGGCCTGGCCGGGAAACCGGTCCATGAAATTATTGCCGACTACATGACCGGCAATAAAGCCAGTACCCAAGTTCTGAACGACCTATATAAAAACGGTTTAACAGCTAATTCCGTGGTCAACTACATCGGTGATTTAAGCGAAACCAAGAAAAAGAAAATCATTGAGCAGATGCAGACCATCGCCAACACCAAAGGTGGCCGGGTTATTCCCCTTCCCTATGATTGGAAGCTGCAGCCGTTAGATCTGAAACTAGTGGACAGCCAATTTTACGAGCTCAAAAAATATTCCAGCCTTCAGGTGGCGGCTGCCTTCGGCATCAAACCCAATGACCTCAACGACTATAGTAAATCCAGTTATGCCAACAGCACGGCCCAGAACCTTAGTTTTTATGTAAGCACGCTGCTCTATAACATCTCATTGTATGAGCAGGAACTCAAACGTAGGTTACTGCGGGAAGATTTGGTCTTGAACAATTACGAATTTAAGTTTAATGTCAACGTAATTTTACGGGCTGACCCGGTACAGCAATCCCAGATTATCAGCAATTATGTAAAATCCGCCGTGTACAAGATTGACGAAGGACGCCGTATGGCCGGGGCACCGCCGCTGGAACATGGCAATGGTAATGTTGTACTGGTACCTAGCGGCTTCGCAACACTGGATAGTTTTTTAAATAACGATAAAGCCGGTGATATTGCTCCCGGTATTTTCCCCAAAGGAGGTAATCCCAATGGTTCTACCAGCTAAACTGCTCCATGCCATTAATATTCGCAACATCACCCAGACCGCCGCTGAAATCTATATTACCGGTGAAATTATTGATGATGCGTACAAAGGCTGGGGTCTTAAAGATGGTTATGTTTTTCCTGCCGACGTGAAAGAGGCTCTGGATTCCCTGCAGGATAAGGATTTAACCATCCACATCAACAGCTGCGGCGGCGATGTCATGGCCGGAATCGCCATCGCTAACATGGTCAAACGGCATAAGTGCAATACCACGGCCGTTGTAGATGCCTATGCAGCCAGCATTGCCACCCAGATTTTCTTCAGTGCTAAGACTCGGCAGATGCCAAAAAACACTTACATCGTCATTCACAAGCCGATGTCCGAGGTCAGTGGCAATGCCAACGACATGTTGGCCGAGGTCAAGATCCTGGACACTATCCAGGAAGGGATTGAAACCATTTACAATGACTGCGCCCAGAAAGGCGTGGACAGCAAAACTATCCACAAGATGGTCAATGCCGATAATGGCCGTGGCACCTGGCTGACAGGTGAACAAGCTGCGGAGTATTTTAAGGTAGACGTCTTAGACGCAGTCAATGCCGTCAATGCCGCCGACCAAGGTTTTATGAATTTTCAAAATGCACCAAAAGACATTCATTACCAGCAGCCGGGCGAACCGCCCGCTGAAAATAAAGCTGACGTTTTGGCCAAGCGGGCTAAAATCGCAACGGCACTGGCATTAACTGAGGAGGTTTTAAAAGATGAATAAGGTCGCAGAATTAACTCTCAAAATTACCAACCTGAAAAACGAAATCCATACCCTGGAAACCAAGGATGATCCGGAAGCAACTGCCCAGGCGGTCAAAAAAGCCGCTGACCTGAAAGATTTGGTTAACGACTATAAGATTGCCAAGGCCATGGAAGATGCCGAGATGGCTACTTTTGCCGCTGGCGCTGAACGCATCCACGGTGGCTTAGTTCAGACCGGTAAAGAGAAAGCCGTAAATCGCATCTTTAACAAGATCTTGTTTGGCGCACACAACGGGTGGAACCTTACGGACTCCGAAAAAGCAGATTTCAAAAATGAAATCACCGGCATTCGGGAAGACGATAACGGCAAGGGCGGCTACCTGGTTCCGAAAGAACAGTTTAACACCATTGAAGAATTCCGTCGTGAGTATGTGCAGCTGCGTGATATTGTCAATGTGGTCCCGGTTAAGAGCAAGACGGGTACGATGCCCAATATCGGCCAGGAAAATGGCACGCTGACCAAATTTACCAACCTGACGGAAATTCCCAAATCCGACCTGGATTTTGGCCAGATGGATTACAACATTGATGATTACGGCGACATTATCCCGGTAGCTCTGAGCTTCCTTGAAGATGTGGATACCGATATCACCAGCCTTGTGGGCCAGCGCTTTGCAAAAAAGGCTGTCAACACCGAGAACAACGATATCCTGACCAACATCAAAGGCGCTACCGCCGTAGATGCCACCAGCTACAAAGATATCATCAAGTGCCTGAACAAGACCTTGGATTCCGCCATCAGCGCTAATTCTATCATCCTGACCAGCGCCAGCGGTTACGATTATCTGGACGAACTGGAAGACAAAAATGGTCGTCCGTTGTTAAAAGAATCCCTGGCCGACCCCACGATGCCTATTTTTAAGGGCCGTCAGGTAATGCATGTTAGCGACACCCTGGCAGCCAAGATGCTTCCGACCGGCAAAGAAGCCGCTATGCCTTTTGCTGTAGGCAGCTTTAAGGATGCCATCCGCTTGTTCATGCGCCGTGGCTATTACATCAGCATCAGTACTGAGGCAGGTTTTACCATGGATGCAGTTTATCTGAAGGTTAAGGAACGCTACCAGGTTAAAACTTTTGATGCAGATGCTATGCGGTTGCTGTGCATGACCCTGGCTTAATCATGGCCGTAGATCTGGAGTCTGCAAAACTGTATCTGCATATCGCTGATACCACCGAAGATGCGTTGATTACGAATTTAATCAGCGTGTCTGAGGCCTATTTGCGAGGCGCCGTTGATGATTACGATAAAAAATATGCTGCCGGCAAAGACTTTGCCACCAAGGCTGACATGGCAGCCAAGTTTATTATCGCCGACATGTTTGACAACCGGGACCAGGCCGGCGGCTCAGCCCGGAAAGAATGGGGCTATACCGTCCGCAGCCTGATCACTCAGTTGCAACTGGAGGAGGTTGCTCCCGATGGCACAATCTCTTAACAGTACGTCCCGTTCCTGCAAAATCGCAATTTTACAAAAGATTGTGACCGGGACTGATAACGGCAACGGAACCAAGTATGCTTTTATAGCAATGGATTGCCGGCCCTGGGTCCACAAGCTAGAACCTCAGGTAACGGTAACATCCATTAACGGCTGTGGCAGCGGCATCATCATCACGCAACGTTATCAGTTGCCGCCGGGAATTAATGTTAAACGCGGCGACAGAATAGTTGATGCCGGTACTGTTTACGATGTCAATTATATCGATACCAAAAGCCGCCATGAAATAATCGTCATGTGTACAGAGGCCACGCCATGAGTCGCATCATCATAAAAAACAACCTTGGAACCGAGCTTGATAAGGCCCTGCGAGATATTAACCGGTATGAGGCTACAGCTCAGACCGGTTTACGCAAGGCTATCCGTACCGGTACCGAGCGGGTTTTTCAGAATGCGGTCAATGGCGCTAATATCGGACCTACCGGTAACTTACGCAGGGGCATTAAGATGCATTACGATTCCGCCAAAAATTACGGCGAAGTTAAAAGCACGGCGCCTCACGGGCACCTATACGAATACGGCACCGCGCCGCGCATCGTACTGCCACTGAGGGCCAAGGCCCTGCTTTTACCTGACGGGCGGTTTGTGCGGGGCGTAATCCAGGCTGGCAGGATGCCCGCCCGGCCCTTCATGGGTCCGGCCATCATCCGTGAACGGCCAAAAATTCAAAGTGACTGCAGGGAGGCGATAACCCATGTCGGCGGCAATAGTTAAACGTGTACCGTTGATTAGTTTGCGGCAGGCTGTCTTTAGCAAACTAAAAATCGGGCAAAATCATGCTGTCTATGGCGGCGTGGACAACGACACACCGGCTCCCTACATCGTTTTGGGCCAGGCTGTCTTTAAACCGGACGGTGCCAAGTCCATGAACTTGTGGAGTATCACCCTGGATGTGGACTGCTATGTTGACCACAACGATTTAGCCACTCTTAATGAAATGCTGGAC